TCCACGACGCATGGATGTACCGGTCATGATCGATAACCACTACATCTACGACACGTCCAAGATCGATGCGAGCGTTGTACGCAAGCAGGCCCTGATCAAAGCCCGAACAGAAAAGAAACCATCCACAATCCATCATCACAAGTTCGAGTACTCGTGTGAGGGTTTCAAGCACGAGCACATCAATGTGAAGGGAGAGGTCACCGTTGTCTAGACTCAGACGCAGCCCATTCGCTGGGTTTGTCGACTACGATCTTGACTTCGAGAGCAACGAGCCGATCAAGATACGTTTAGACACTGGGGGCAAAGCATTGCCGCCAGGACACTACAGTGCTACTACCAGAGATGTAGTATGGCACGGATCAAGAGGAGGAAGAATGAGTTACGGAGAAGTGTTCGCTGCCGACAGGAACGAGTACGGCGTCCGAGTGGCTAGGAAGCCGTCCCAGCGTGAGGTCCTCGAGGCCGAGTCGCTGAGGATCGCTGAGCAGTTGGCCAAGATCGCCAGGTTCGGAGACGACGTCTACGAGGACGACACCGTCTTGGCCTTCGACTACCAGTTCAACGGGGGTAGCAAGGTCTACTCCTACGCGATCATCAAGTGCGCAGGTCGCTGGTACACCACCGGCACCAAAGTCAACGGCGGACAGACTTGGGACCAGCTCGTTCGATTCTGGACTCAAGGAACAGTCGTCAACATGTGGGTCGCGGCCGAGTGGGAGCAGGTGCTCTGACGCATGACCATCTGGGACGGGATCATCATGCTTATTCTCCTCGGCGTCATCACCGCTGTCGCCCTCTACATCGCACGTCGGGAGAACGACAAATGAGCCGCGAAGACTGTACCAAGTGTGGTACCTGGGAGTGCAACCGCTGCGGTTGGAAACGCCACAAGGCATCACTCACCTACCCGTTGCACGCTTGCTACCGGTGTGGTAGTGGAGATGGAACTCTGAAACCTACAAGACACTACATGTATAGGGGGCCATGCTGATGGCAAGTTGTCACAAGAGCGTCACCTACGACAGCTCGTACACACTAATTCTGACGGCCGACGAGGCGCAGACGATCTTCGACCTGATCCACAAGCATGTGTCGGGAAGTATCAAGTCGCGTGCCAAGCATCTCGTCAACACACACGACGCGATGGAAGAGGCCGGTGTTCGGTTCAACCGGGACGACATGCACGCCGTCGGATCTGCTTCAAACGTGTCCATTGAGTTCGAGGACCCTAACAAGCTACCAGGCCTCTAGTCTTAGACTTTTCTCCTAGGGAAACACAAGTCTAGACACGTTGAGGAACATTGAGCAATGCTGTATAATTATATACAAGCCACACAAAGCAAAGGAAGGCAACGCTGTGGAATTGGACGACTATGTTGAAGCTGGACTCGTCCATGAAATACATACCTCCGAGAGACGCTCGTTCAGGAGCTGTCGGCGTCGCTGGGATTGGATTTCCCGTCAACGATACTACCCCATTGTAACTCCGCACTACTTCGAGTTCGGTACAGCATTCCACGTAGCGCAGGAAGTGTACTACGACCCAAGCAAGTGGTCGTGGGATCGTGAGGTCATGGCCCAGCACGCCATCCTCGCCTTCGTCAACACCTGTGAAGACCAACGAGCAGCAGCACTCAAAGCAGCCCCCAACCTGTACGATGCAGCACGCGAGCAGGACTACAACGATCGTGTCGAGCTCGGCAAGGGGATGCTGAAGCACTACTTCTACAACATCGCACCTAACATCGATCGCGGCTGGATCCCAGTCAAGGTCGAGATCGGCTTCAAAGTTATCATTCCGAACCCTGAGACGGGCGAGGAGGCGATCTGGTGCGCATGCAATGAGTGCTTCGAGAAGTGGCTTAAACATGAACAGATCGAGGGTCCGCCCGGTACAGTTATCACGACCGCCGCTCAAGCCAATGAGTGGAACGAGGATATCTACCGGTTCATGTTTAATGGGTTGCCGGCTGTCTACGCCGGCCGCTTGGACATGCTCGCTCAGGATCCGGATGGCCACTTGTGGATCTTCGACTGGAAGACAGCGAAGAACGTCTCGAAGGACTACGAGTTCTTGTACCTCGACGACCAGGTCGGCTCTTACCCCTGGGCCCTGAAGAAACTCGACCTAGATGTGAAAGGCTTTATCTACCACGAGCAGCGCAAGGGCTACCCACAACCACCGAAGCGTAACGTCAACAGACGTCTCGGCTGCATGTACTCTGTCGCTCGGAACCAAGACACTGACTACGAGACCTACCTGAAGACGGTTCAGGAAGAGGATACCGAGGCGTACAAGGCTGGATGCTACGACGAGTTCCTAAAGTTCCTCCAAGGTGAGGGGATCGTCTACTTCGATCGCCACCAGATTCCCAAGTCGGACGCTGAGCTCCTAGAGATCGAACGGAACATCGGCTTCGAGACTCTCGACATGTTGGACCCTGGCCTACGAATCTATCCGAGTGCTGGGCGCTTCTCGTGCGGCTTCTGCGCTTACCGTCAACCATGTATGGAACAGAACGCTCAGGGCGACTACAAGTACGCTCTCGACACACTGTTCCAGAAGCTGGATCACTACTACCTACGCAACAGACCATCGACCGAGAGTAAAGGCGGTGAGTAGGGTATGAAAGCGAAATACATACCATCAATGTATGACCGAACCTGTAGGCAGTTTCTGGTCAATCTGCTCGTCACCGGATACCGCATCACGAATCCGGAAGGCGTCGACATCACCGAAGAGGCATTGGAAGATGCTGTAGAGGAGATTAATAGTGCCGTATCACGGTAGTACACCACAGCGCGTACTCGATGCGCCAACGGCAACAGAGATCGTGCTACATCGGACCAAGGGCGCCAACAGGCAACAGCGTCGCCACTACCGGCCGCCCAGCGACTCGACAGAGTTGTACAAGGTCGTTCACTTCAGGCCTATGACTCCGAACGAAGGGGTCAACGAACCGGCCAAGAAGATCCAACACAAGGACCCACGGCGCAACGTGGACGGAAGCAGGAAGAAGAGATGACACTCACTCGGCGGTCTCTCGCAGGTCTGGCGGTGACACCTGTAAAGGAACGCAACGACTACTACAACATCCTGATCTATGGGGACTCGGGTACTGGCAAGACTACTCTCGCAGGGTCTGCATCGACCGTTCCAGAGATGAATCCTGTGCTCTTCATCGACATCGAGGGCGGCACGCAGTCGCTTCGGCACTCCTATCCGAACGTGGAGACGGTTCGTATTCAGACTTGGAAGGAGATGCAAGAGGTCTACAACGCCCTGTACCTCGGCGGTCATGGCTTCCGTACGATCGTACTTGACAGCTTGACAGAGATCCAGAAGTTCAACATGTACACCATCATGGAGAAGGCTGTCGCCGATCGTCCCAACGCAGATCTCGACGTTCCGAGCATGAGAGAGTGGGGGATCAACCTCGAGCAGATCCGGAGGCTAGTTCGTGGCTTCCGTGACCTCGAGATGCATACCATCTTTACCGCGCTGAGCAAGCTCGATAAGGATCAAAAGACCGGCCTTACAACCATGAAGCCATCTTTGTCAGGAAAGATGGCAGACGAGGTTGCAGCGTTTCTTGACATAGTGTGTTACTACTATGTCAAGCAAGTCGGCGTTGGCGAGCAGATGGAGTTCAAACGTCTCCTGCTCACGCAGAAGACAGAAAGCCAGATCGCCAAGGACCGATCCGGAAGGCTCCCGATGATCATCGAGAGTCCAACAATGACAGAGATTCATCGGCACATGATCGGCTCGCAGGCAGCAGTTGAGCCGCAAGACGGTAGTGCCGACGAGCTCTCTGTGTTCAACTCCTAGAAAAGGAAAAACAGAAAATGGGATTCAAGGTCAACTTCAGTGACGAGGAAGCCGCATCACAGGCACGGGACTACACCCCCATGCCTACCGGCAAGTACTACGTCCGCGTCACTGACATCGAGGACAAGATCTGCGGTCCGGAAGCCAAGAACGCCGGCAAGCCGTACTGGGCAGTCGAGTTCACCATCCAGGATGGTCAGTACGAGGACCGCAAGGCCTGGACGAACGCGATGATCTTCGAAGGTGCTCTCTACACCCTCTCGCAGCTCCTGAAGTCAACGGGCTTCGAGCACGCTCTCGAGACGGGTGACATCCCGGATGGCGAGGAGCTCGTCTCCAAGGAGTGCATCATCAGCCTCGTCAAGGTGCGGGACAAGTACCGCGAGAAGGAGCAGGGCTCTGCCGAGGCGCTGTACAAGAACGAAGTGAAGGGCATCGCACCGTACGAAGGTGTGAGCCCGACCTCGGCTTCGACCACCTCGGTCGCCGCCGGCTCCGGTTCGCTTCTCCCGTAGTTCACCAGTTGTGGGCCCCATGCGCGATGAACGCTCGGGTATAAAAGACAGCTGATCTGACAAATCCTAGGATAACGTCAGGTGATAGTGCCCACACAACTACGTTCATAAAGGATACGTATGATTCCTGATGCAGCACAGAAGCAGGAGACCTTCTTCAAGTTGGCCTTCGGACAGGAGAGAGGTCTGGTATGCATCGCGTACCTGACACAATTCAAACGGGAGTTCAGGGAAGAGTACTTCGCCTATCCGAACGACCTCTCGCAGATGCTTGGCGCAATCAACCGAGACACTCTCAATACGAACGTGTACTTCTGCCCGCAACTTCTCAAGGCGAAGAAGCGGATCAAGGAGAACGTAACCAAGACGCACACAGCATGGGCAGATCTTGACACTTGCCACCCCGACAACCTACTCGTCAAGCCGAGCATCGTCGTACAAAGTTCTCCAGATCGCTACCAGGCTCTTTGGGTTCTCAAGGATGTAGACCCTGACGACGCTGAAGACCTCAGCAGGCGAATCGCTTACCGTCACGAAGACCAGGGCGCCGACAGAAGCGGTTGGGATCTCACGCAACTACTTAGAGTCCCGTATACGTACAACTACAAATACGACGCCCCTGTGGTCTCTGTAATTCACGCCACGCGCGCCGAGTATAACATCGAGGACTTCGATGAGTACCCAGCCACTCCTGACTACATCAGGACTGAAATCCCTTTCCAGGAGAAGCAGACCTGCCGCCATCTGCTGACGATCTTCTGCAAGTGCGGCGCACAAGCCTCAACCCTCTGATCTGGCGTTACTTCGTCGAGGAACCCCCGTTCGAGAAGAGCTGGAGCCACTACCTGTGGAACCTAGAGATGTTACTCTTCGAGACAGGCTTCACGAGAGAAGAAGTCTATGTCATATGTCGTGATGCGAAGTGTAACAAGTACGCACGCGATGGTCGTCCAGGTATCTTACTCTGGAAGGACGTCTGTCGCGCTGAAGCTCGAGCTCAGTTACACCACAAACTTCTTGTACCGGAGCCGGACAGGTTTGTCAGTTTGCTTACAGAGGAGGAGCATGCAGAAGTAGACCAGCAGGAAGACACGTTCATAGAGAGGTACACGGAATGGGCGAGCTCCCTAGGAGATGCGGCTGTTCAGTACCACCAGGCGAGCGCGTTTGTCGCGTTGTCAAGCTTGCTGGCGGGATCTGTGAAGTTGCCAACCTCGTACGGAACGATCATACCCAATCTGTGGTTTATGATTCTGGCCGACACAACACTGACTCGCAAGACGACGGCCATGGATATGATCATGGACCTAATCTGTGAGGTGGACGACGACGTTCTGATGGCGACGGATGGCTCTCTAGAAGGCTTGTTCAGTGCACTGTCTTGTCGTCCAGGTAGGCCCTCAGTCTTCCTACGGGACGAGTTCTCGGGCCTACTAGAAGCCATGATCAAGAAGGACTACATGGCAGGTATGCCTGAGCTCTTCACGAAGTTGTACGACGGTAAGATGCAGAAGCGAATATTGCGTAAGGAGACAATCGAGGTTCGCGATCCCCGATTGATCATCTTTGCTGGGGGCATCAAGAGTCGAGTGACAGCGCTTCTGAGTTACGAGCACGTCAGTTCAGGATTCATTCCACGCTTCATATTCGTCACAGCTGAGTCAGACATCAAGAAGATGAAACCGATCGGACCGCCCACAGATGTCACAAGAGGAAATCGCGACGCTCTCACTGCAGAGCTTATGGACATCTACAAGCATTACAACCGCACACAAACGATCACGATCGAAAAACTGAAGACGACAATTGAACGACAATTGATAGTCGAAGCTACAATGACTCCTGAGGCTTGGATCAGGTACAACGAACTCGAGACAGCACTACTCGAAGCGGGACTAACGCACGAGCGTCCGGACATAATGACGCCTATTGGAGATAGACTTGCAAAGTCAATTCTCAAGGCTGCACTACTGTTATCTGCCTCCAGGCAGCGTAGTGAGGGTATCCAGATCGAGAAGTCGGACATCCTTAGAGCGATTAAGTACGGCGAGCAGTGGCATGCACATGGCAAAGCTGTAATGGAAGGTGTGGGTAGGTCCGTATATGAACGCCAACTGGACAGCATTCTGAATAGAGTACGTGTCGCTTCTCCTGGGCTGCCTAGAAGCGTAATCATGCAGAACAACCATCTGAATGCTAGAGAGGCCGCATTAATTGCCGAGACACTCGAGCAACGCGGTCTTATCGTTCGCCAGAAGGTAGGTCGATCCGAAATGTGGGTCGCAACAAAGAGAGGGAACTAAATGAAGGTAACAACCATTTTCAGTGGTGGATTGGACAGCACGACACTGGTCTACCAACTATTCCTGAGGAAGGATTCAGGCATCGACGAGCAGCACCTCGTCAGCTTCAACTACGGCCAACGTCATAGTAGGGAGTTGCTCCGCGCAACAAACACCGCGTTTCGAATGGGCTTAGAGCACACCATAGTCGACCTTAGTCTCTCAGGTCTGCTCCGAGCACTACGATCCGTGGGATCGAACTCGTCGCTCATCACGAACAACGACGTACCCGAAGGTCACTATGCCGACGAGAACATGCGCTCGACGGTCGTGCCGAATCGGAACATGATGATGCTCTCGATCGCAGGAGCCATCGCAGCCGCTAATGGCTCTTCGTACGTCGCGGCGGGTGTCCACTCAGGCGACCATCCGATCTATCCTGACTGCCGACCAGAGTTCTGGAAGGTTGCAGGCAACGCTCTTCGGGAGGGCAACCTGGGCTACAGCAAGCTACAGGGTGTACTGACTCCGTTCATGGGTCGCACGAAGGCTGAGATCGCCTACGAGGCACTCATGATCGGCGTTCCTCTTCACGAGACCTGGTCATGCTACAAGGGAGGCGAGAAGCACTGTGGCCGCTGTGGCACCTGCGTCGAGCGTCTGGAGGCAATCCATGAAGCGCAAGGCAGGTACTGGGAGCGCACAGGTCAAGAGCCGCCCGCAGACCTCACGCAGTACGAAGATGCCGACTACTGGCGCGAGCAAGTAGCTTTTGCTGATGAGGGACGTTGATGAAGAAGGCATACAGGAAAGATACAGGTGAGGAAGTCAAGGTCGGCGAAAAGGTCCAAGACTTCCGGGGTAAGATATGGAAACTTGTACGCCTCTCTCGTGCGCGCATTGAGGGAGACGCTCGTACAGGAAAGGTCATTGTTCAACGAGAGGGACAGAACATGGAATTCTACGACACAGTTTTCGACTTGAGAGTGGTGGAAGAATGAAATTCAAGGACGAAGAAGGACTCTATCAAGAAACTCGACAGTTCGATGTCGGTCTACCAGAGCCGAAGTACGTCCTCGATCCCAACTACCCCTTCGAGGCGATTCTGATCGAGATGCTCCTGACGCATCGGAAGAAGCGGAAGGACTACGCCAGTGACGCAGATCCGCATCGCAACTTCCGAGACTGTGCAGAGCAGCTAGGACTGACTGCTGGCCATTCAGTGGAGTTGCATCTCGCAACGAAGCAGGCACGTCTCAAGACGCTACTGCCGAAGTATTGGGCCGACGGCAACGCTACAGCAGCCAACGAACCGATCGAAGATACCTTCCTCGACCGTGCGGTGTATTCCGTCATCGCACTAGTCATGTGGCGCGAAGGAGCCTACGATGCACATCATTAACAAGGAGATCCAATTCGATGCGGGACATAGAGTGCCGCTGCACAACTCGAAGTGCAAGAACCCTCACGGTCACCGCTACCGCGTCGTCGTACACGTCGAGGGCGAACTCATCACTGAGGGCCCCGAGAGTGGAATGGTTCGTGACTTCAGCATCATCAAGACAATTCTTACCGAGCGTGTCCACGATCAATACGACCACGGCTTCATCATCTACGAAGGCGACAAGGAGATGTGCGAGGCGTTCGGAACGTACGAGACAGGCATTAGCAAGTACGGCTGGAAGGTCATCCTCGTTCCGTTCTACCCAACAGCTGAGTGCCTAGCGAAGTCGATCTACGACGATCTCAAGCCTAGCTTGCTGCGAGGACTACTGAGGGTCAACGTCTGGGAAACGCCTACCTCATGCGCTACCTACACCATGAGTTCCGGGTACCGAAGCTCATGGTGACCGGACTTCGAGTCGACGAGATCTACAAGTCCGTCCAAGGCGAAGGGCCACGAGTCGGCGAGCCAACGATCTTCATTCGCTTTGGCGGCTGCAATCTCCGGTGCCCTGGTTGGCCGTGCGACACACAACACGCCATCGATCCCCAGTTCCGCAAGGAATGGCGTTTTATGAAGCCAGACGGAATCATCGACGTACTCTGGCACGAACTCTACATCGCTCGGTACGATCGGATCAACATCTGTTTAACAGGCGGCGAGCCGTTTCTACAACCGAATGGAGAACTAGAAGAGCTAGTCGATCTTCTATACGCTCAGGTAAGTATAGCGGAAGTCGAAGTCTTCACTAATGGTACGCAGCCATACCGCAGCTGGGCTTTAGACAACCTGAAGTTCATCATGGATTGGAAGTTGCCTGGCTCAGGCGAAGATCCGTACAATGCTACTCGGCGGAAGAACCTGGCAAACCTACAAGCAAAAGACGCCATCAAGTTTGTCATCAAGGACTTCGACGACTACAAGCTAGCAAAGGAACTGTGGTACCAGCACGTACGACAGACGCCAGTGCAAGTCTTCTACGGCATCGTTTGGGGTAGTCCCTGGATAACGAACGCAGGACTAGCCAGGTGGGTACTGGATGACAGTTTGCCGTGGAAACTCAACGTGCAAGTGCACAACCACATCTGGGACAGAACGCAGAGAGGGATCTGATGGCAATTCTTGATCATGGCGACGAGATCTTCTCGCCGCACGACAATCTCTATGAGCCTATGACGAAGGGTGAGTACCAAGAGTCGCAGGCGTTCGGACTTCTTTCCTCTTTGGAAGCCTGGTCCAGGACTTCAGAACACCACAGGGCGGGTACTCCAAGACGTTTCGTCGAATCGCTCAAGGAGCTCACCGAGCGTACAGAGTTCAACTTCACTATGTTCCCGAACAATGGAATCGATGAGATGATCACGCTCGCTCCGATTCCGTTCTATACGTTGTGCGCTCATCACGTCGTTCCGTTCTTCGGCAGTGCCTACGTGAGTTACATACCAAACGATTCACTCGCCGGACTCTCTAAGTTCGTTCGCGCTGTGCGTTGGTGTGCGAAGGGCTTCTGGGTTCAGGAAGAACTGACGAACGAGATCGCGGACTTCCTTCAAGGACGTCTGATGCCTGTGGGTATCGCTGTCGTACTTCAAGCAGAGCACATGTGCATGTCGATGCGCGGGGTACAAGCACCAGGTGTCAAAACGACAACAAGCGCCATGCGAGGTGTCTATCTCGACGAGACGAAGGGCGCGCGAAGTGAGTTCCTCCACTATCTCAGAGAC